TTCGCACAATATCATTATGATGGTATTGAGAGAATGTATCTTAAACATCTCATAACATCAACAGATGTTACTCGTGCAAGAGGAAACTCAGACACTACTGCGACAGATGTGGTGGACACCAGTGTAACTGCAACTTGGAGTGAAGGAAACAATTGGATTCCTATTCCAAACTCTGTAGTATCTGTTACCAGAGTATTTCCATTTACTGACACAGGCGGTGGCAGTAATATGTTTGATGTTCGTTATCAATTACGATTGAATGACCTGTTTGATTTTTCTTCAACGTCTGTCATTCAATATGAAATGACAATGCAGAATTTAGATTTCCTAGAACATATTCTTGTGGGAGAAACACCCATTCGTTTTAACCAACATCAAAATCGTCTTTACGTTGATATGGATTGGGAAAACGATATAACTGCTGACGTAGACTATATGATTATCGAATGTTATCGGAAGCTTGACCCAAATTCATTTACAGATATTTACGATGACATTTACTTAAAAAGATATGCAACTGCACTTATCAAAAGACAGTGGGGTGCAAACTTGTCTAAGTTCTCAGGGGTTGCAATGTTAGGTGGTGTCACTATGAATGGTGAAACCATATTCAGTCAAGCAACAGAGGAATTAGAAAAACTAGAAGAACAAATACAATTAGCATTTGAGCTCCCAATCAATTATATGATAGGATAACAGATGGCAATTAATTCGTTTTTCCATACAAGTAATGTCGCCGCAATAGCAACCGAACAATCTCTCTACAGCGATCTAATAAAAGAAGCAATACAGATTTATGGCCATGACGTTTATTATCTTGATCGCACATTAGTTGCAGAAGATACTATACTAGGCGAAGATTCACTTTCTAAGTTTACACAACAACACCCTATAGAAATGTACATTGAAGATTCAGAGGGTGGGTTTGCAGGCGAAAAAGAAATAATGAGTCAGTTTGGTTTAGAAAATTTAAGTGAAGTTACTTTCGTTGTAAATAAAACAAGATTTCAAGAACTAGACCGACAGATGCAAATAGAAACCGCAACAGACACGACTTCTGGCGGTTCTATATTATTAGAGTCAGGAACGATAGACCAATCAGATAGTTCTACTACTCTGTCAACTGCATCGGGCGATTCTAATTTTTATATTATACAAGACACATCTGCGACAGACGCAGACAGACCAAATGAGGGAGATGTAGTATATCATCCTGTACTTGACAAAATGTTTCAAGTTAATTTCGTAGACCACGATGAGCCATTTTATCAACTGGACAACAATCCAGTTTACAAACTAAGATGCCGTCTGTATGATTATAGTGCAGAAGTTATTGATACAGGTATTGCAGACATTGATGCGATTGAAGATGAACTATCAACAAATGCTCTAGTTCATCAATTTACAATGGAACAGTCTTCAGCTGTAACAGAAGAAATAAGACTTGAATTAGGAACTGGTGACGATGCAGGACTACTACTTGAAGAAACAGACGGTGATAACATACTTGGTGAAAGTGATTCTACCTCTGTAGGTGAAAGTATGTTGGTCGAAAACTCTGCTGATACAGGTGACAATTCTTATCTCATACAAGAGGACTATATAGTAGGAGATATGGTGACTGACAAGACTGCACAAAATGAGTTGTTTAATACACAAAGCGTGACAGTTCTAGATTTCAGCGAATCAAACCCATTTGGAGATGTAGGGAGTAATACATAATGCTAGGACAACAATTTTATCATGAAAGTATAAGAAAGGTTATTGTTTCATTTGGAACAATGTTTAACAACATAAACCTTGTTCGTAAAGATAATTCTGGAAACATAAGTCAGTCTATGAAAGTTCCTCTTGCGTATGGCCCAAGAGAAAAGTTTTTAGTGCGATTGAATGAAGATGCAGACTTGACGAAACAAGTCGCAATTACCTTACCTCGTATTGGATTTGAAATTCAAAACTTAGAATATGACGCAGGACGTAAACTAAATCGGGTTCAACGATTTAAAAAGGTTAAAGGTGCTCAAGCCAAACAGTTAGACGCACAGTATATGCCTGTACCGTATAATCTATCAATAGAACTATACGTTATGGCAAAACAATCTGATGACGCATTACAAATTGTAGAACAAATTCTTCCATACTTCCAACCAGACTATACATTGACAATTAATGATAATGTTGCGATGGATAGTAAAAGAGATGTTCCTATTGTACTAAATTCTATTTCGTATGAAGATAATTATCAAGGAGACTTTACAACTCGTAGAGCATTGATATACACTTTGTCATTTACTGCGAAGTTTTATTTGTATGGCCCTGTCACTTCTAGTAAGGTTATTAAAACTGTACAAGTTGACCAATACACTGACGTAGAAGTTAATTCGCCGAAAAGAGAACAAAGACTTACAGTTACACCAAACCCAACAAGTGCTGATGCAGATGATGATTTTGGATTTAACGAAACTACATCTTTCTTTGAAGATGCAAAAGACTTTAATCCAGTAACAGGTTCAGATGAATAAAGATACTACGTTACGACTTGATAAAACTTTAGGTGTTATAGAAAAGATTGTTCCAGAATCAACTGACATTGAAAAAAGACTTGGTGATGCTAGAGATGGTCATCCACAAAATCCAGCCTTTAATGCTGAAGACATTGACAATGATTACAAGTATCAAAGAGAAAATCTTTATAACTTGATTGAACGAGGTCAAGATGCGATTGATGGTATTCTAGAACTTGCGAAAGAATCAGAACACCCAAGAACATACGAAGTTGCACTTAATGGTATCAAGCAAGTTGCAGAGGTTACAGAAAAACTTGCAGACCTACAAGAAAAAATGAGAAAATTGAAAGAAGTACCAGACCACGCACCAAGAACAGTAAACAACGCACTATACGTTGGTTCTACAGCTGAACTACAAAAGATGTTAAAAGAAAAAAAATAACATTTTAGATTTACAATTAGGATTATATTATGAATGTAGAAAGACAACAATTGTGGCCTACCACAATTTTTAATTACAAACTAGAAAACTTAGATAATGAATCAATCAAAAGTGAAATCTTAGAAAGAGAAAAACGAGGTTGGGGATTTCAATTTAATCCAGTGCAAGGTGGTGGTTGGCAAAGCAATAAATCTTTACTTGGAGGAGTTGACTCGTATGCTACAAGTCTTGAATCATTAAGAAAAAAAATGCTCGCTAGTGTCAATAAAATTTTAAGTGAAATTTACATTGACGATGCAAACATAAGTTTAATTAATAGTTGGGCAAACATTGCAAGAGAAGGTCAGTGTACCATGCCACACATTCACGAAGAAGCTTCTTGGTCAGCAGTATATTATGTAACACCAACAGATGATGCAATTTTATATCTTAAAGACCCACGAATACAAGAAGCTATGGACGCATCTCATGGACTTTTGAAAAAACCTTATAGTAATGTAATTGGTAAAAGACCTTTTAATGCTGGAGAGGTTATATTGTTTCCAAGTTGGTTAGAACATGGTGTTGCTCCAAGCACCAAAAACACAACAAGAATAAGTATAGCATGTAACTTTCTAATACATGGAAATAGATAAAAATGGCCGATAGCGTCTATTTGGGCAATCCAAACCTCAAACGGGCAAATGTGTCCCAAGAGTGGACAAAGAAAGAGGTTGAAGAATACTCTAAGTGTATGAATGACCCTCAATATTTTATAGAAAACTATATTATGATTGTGTCATTGGATGAGGGTTTAGTTCCATTTAAGATGTATGACTTTCAAAAAGAGATGGTTGGCACATTTCACAGCAATCGTTTTACTATCTGCAAACTTCCTAGACAGTCTGGTAAATCTACAACCATTATATCATATTTGTTGCATTATGTGTTATTCAATGCTTCAGTTAATGTTGCGATACTTGCTAACAAAGCTGCAACCGCTAGGGACTTGCTAGGACGGTTACAACTCGCATATGAACACCTACCTAAATGGTTGCAACAAGGAGTGATGAGTTGGAACAAGGGTTCTTTAGAACTAGAAAATGGTTCTAAAATTCTTGCAAGTTCTACTTCTGCATCTGCGGTTCGTGGTGGTTCATATAATATTATTTTTCTTGATGAGTTTGCATACGTTCCTTCTAACGTAGCAGAACAATTCTTTAGTTCAGTCTATCCAACAATCAGTTCGGGTAAAACTACAAAAGTGATGATAGTATCGACACCGCATGGCATGAACATGTTTTATAAATTGTGGAATGATGCAGAGAACCAAAGAAATTCTTACGTTCCAATAGAAGTTCACTGGAGCGAAATTCCTGGCCGTGATGATAAATGGAAAGCAGAAACTATAAAGAACACTAGCGAACAACAGTTCAACACAGAGTTTGAGTGTGAGTTTTTAGGAAGTATTGATACCTTAATTAAAGCACAAAAACTAAAAACAATGTCTTACAATCCACCAATTACGTCTAATGCTGGGTTTGATATGTTTGAAAAACCACAGAAAGACCACACCTATGTGATGACTGCTGACGTTTCAAGAGGTACATCTAACGACTATTCTGCATTTTTAGTGTTTGATGTAACGCAAATGCCGTATAAAATTGTTGGAAAGTATCGTGATAACGAAGTAAAACCACTATTGTTTCCTGCTAAGATATACGATGTTGCAAGAGCATACAATCAAGCATTTGTTCTCATAGAGGTAAATGACATCGGAGAACAGGTTGCGACTACTATGCAGTTTGACTTGGAGTATGACAACCTTATTATGGCAAGTATGCGAGGGCGTGCAGGACAAGTACTTGGTGGGGGGTTCTCAGGTGGTAGGGCGCAGTTGGGTGTAAGAACAACTAAAGCTGTAAAACGAATAGGTTGTTCTAACCTTAAACAAATGATTGAGGATGATAAACTTATTATTCAAGACCTACAGATTATTAGTGAACTATCTACCTTTATTGTTAAAGGACAATCGTTTGAAGCAGACGATGGTTGCACAGATGATTTAGTTGCGTGTTTGTTTATGTTTGCATGGGCAACAGACCAGACATATTTTAAAGAACTAACTGATATGGACATACGACAGACTATGATGCGAGAACAACAAGACATGTTAGAACAAGACATGGCTCCGTTTGGGTTTGTTGTAAATGGTTTGGAAGATGAAAATGTTGGTACAATGGTTGATGAGTATGGGACACGCTGGAGTCCAGTGGTTAGAACTCATGATTCAGATTGGTAAAAGTCTAAATAAACTCGATTAGGTCATTATCATTTTTAATCCAACAATTTGAACACAGTATCAAAGAGGTATCTATAAGTTCAATTATTTCTTTACGACTTTCATTATTTAAACCAACTCTTTTTGTTATCTTTCGTATTTGAGAATCGTGAGGATAAAACTTTAAACATACTGTTTCACTTTCGCCACAGTGTTTGCACGACTTATCTGCAAGGAATTCATTAAGTAAAACAATTCTCTTGCGATAGTTTCTACGAGCTACCTTTTTAATGGTATCTTTGTATTTTTCGTAATGTTCATTTGGCATAAAATTATTTATATGCAATAACACTTATAAAAATGACTTTTTGGAAACTATTTTTTTATAAATATCAGTAGAAGATTAAAAAAACACTCTAATACAAAGGAGTAAAAGACATGGCATTTTTAGTTTCGCCTGGCGTTCAAGTCAGAGAGATAGACCTAACAAATGTTATCCCAGCAGTATCCACCTCAATAGGTGCGATAGCAGGGCCATTTGAAAAGGGGCCAGTTTCATCTGTAACTACAATTAGTTCAGAGGAACAACTGGTATCAATATTTGGAAAACCAAATTCAAGTAATTTTGAGTTTTTCTTTACAGCTGCAAACTTTTTGCAGTACTCTGACGCACTTCGTATAGTTCGTGCAGAGTCAACAATACTAAACGCTGGTGCAACCAGTGGTATTCTTATTCGTGATGATGACCATTACGAAGCAAGTTTTGCTGGTGGTGAAGGTACTCATGGTGAGTGGGCCGCAAGGACTGCTGGAACACATGGTAACTCGCTTGGTGTAGATATTTGCCCTGGCAAACGTGCGTTTACACAACCACTTGGAACACTTAACCTAGTGAATGGTGCTGGTGCGGTTGGTGATCTGGAAATCACAGTTGATGACCAAGACGCAACCAACGCAACAATCGCAGTTGGTGACATCATTTCATTCCAAACAAACAACTCTGTTACAGCAGTTGTTAATGGTGCAATCACAGTTCCAACTAAAAACTTAACAGTTGATGCTAACTCTGGTACAGCTGAAGTTGGACAACGAGTAATCGGTGCAGGCATTTCTGATGGTGGTGAGGTTGTTAAAATTGCAACAGTCACTTCACAGACTGAATTAATACTTGACAAACCAATTACAGTTGCAGATGATGTTGTTCTTGCATTTACAACAGATGCAAACGTAGAATCACTCAACCAAGAATATGAAGTTACTTCTGTTTCTTCTGAAACTCTAACAATTCGTTTGTTAGATGATCCTGCTGGAGCTGGACTACAAACAATTATTCCTGATAACTCATACATCACAAGACGTTGGAGATTTTCTGACTTATTTGATGGGCCTCCTGGCACATCTCCTTGGGCAACTGCGAATGGTCGCGGTGAGGAAGATGAACTTCATGTTGCAGTATACGACACAACTGGTGATCTTACTGGTTTTGATGTTGATGTTGCTGGACAACGAACAGCTGCAGTTCTTGAAACATTTCCTTTTATGTCAAAGAACATTAAAGCAAAATCTCCACAAGGGGATAACAACTATTATCCAGATGTTATTTTCCGTAAGTCACAATTTATTTACTGGACAGATCATCTTTCTTCTGGTACTAATTGGGGTACAGATGTTGCAACAGGAACAGATTACACATTAGTATCTGGTGTTGATGTTTCTACACTAACTGGTGGAACAGATGATTATTCTGTGACTGCTGGTGAATTGGAACTTGCGTATGGTAAGTTTGAGGACACAGAAAATCTTGACATTAACCTAGTATTAGGTGGGCCAAGTTCTGCTGTTGCTGATACTGTTGCTGGACATGATACACATGTAACAATGATTACTGCACTTTGCGAATCTCGCAGAGATTGTGTAGGATTTGTTTCTCCGTATCGGGCTGCAACTGTTGGTGGTACAAGTAATGTAACTATGACTAAGAATGTTAAAGACGCATTTGACACTTGCCCATCATCATCTTACATGGTATTCGATAGTGGATACAAATACATGTATGACAAGTACAATGACGTTTATCGGTTTGTGCCACTAAATGGTGATACTGCTGGTCTTTGTGCCCACACAGATACAGTTGCTGATCCTTGGTTCTCCCCTGCTGGTTATACTCGCGGTAATGTAAGAGGTGCAATTAAACTTTCTTACAACCCACTAAAAGCAGATAGAGACATACTTTACAAAGCTAGAATTAATCCAGTGGTTAATTTTCCTGGCCAAGGCGTGGTTCTATTCGGTGATAAAACTGCTCAAACAAAACCAAGTGCATTTGACCGTATTAACGTCAGACGATTATTCTTGGTTCTTGAAAAAGCAATTGCAACCGCAGCTAAATTTCAACTCTTTGAATTCAACGATGAATTTACAAGGGCACAATTTAGAAACCAAGTTGAACCTTTCTTACGAGATGTTCAAGGTCGAAGAGGTATTACAGACTTTTCAGTAAAATGTGATGCAACAAATAACACTGGTGAAGTTATTGACCGCAACGAGTTTGTTGGAGATATATTCATCAAACCTGCTCGTTCTATCAACTTTATCTCATTAAACTTTATCGCGGTACGAACTGGCGTATCGTTTAGCGAGGTAGGAGGATAAGTCATGGCTAGTATAAACGATTTCAAAGCAAACTTAATCGGTGGTGGCGCAAGGGCTAATCAGTTCAGAGTAACTATTACTCCTCCGCCAGGCATTGCAATTGGTCTTGATGTTCGTAGAACATCTTTCATGTGTAAAGGAAGTAATCTTCCAGCACAAGAATTGACCCCAATCGAAGTTCCCTTTCGCGGCAGAAAAATTTATATTGCTGGTGATAGAGAATTTAGTGAAACTTGGACTACTACATTCATTAACGATACGGACTTTATGATTCGTAACGCACTGGAAAGGTGGTCTAACGGAATAAACGACTTAGCACTAAACACTGGTGTTATTGACCCTGCTGATTATCAGACGGATTTGACTGTTGAACAGTTAGACAGAGATGATACAGTTCTGAAGACATATATTTTCAGAAGCGCATGGCCAGTAACTATTAGTGCAATTGAACTAACCTCAGAAAATCAAGATGCTCTTGAGGAGTTTGAGTGTACATGGAGATATCAACACTTTGAGGCTTCTGGCGTCAATTTTTAGTCCTACTAAATAGTAATAACTAGTAGGAGATATTATGGCTGAGTTATTTGGTTTCAAGATTGAAAGATCATCTAAGGATTCGGGTGGAGGAACAACTTTCTCCACTCCAACTCCTGATGACGGCACTATTGACGTTGCCGGCGGTGGTTTTTTCGGTCAAATTTTAGATACAGATGGCAGAGAACGAACCGATTTAGATTTGATTCGGCGGTATCGTGATATTGCACAGCAAGCAGAATGTGATACCGCAATAGAAGATATCATTAATGAAGGTATTGTTGCAAACGAAGACGACCAAGCAGTAGAAATTACTCTTGATCGTTTACCCTATCCAGATAAAATTAAAAGAAAGATTCGTTCAGAGTTTCGTGAAGTTTTAAGACTTCTTAGCTTTGAACAAAAGGGTCACGATATTTTTCGTAGATGGTATGTGGACGGACGTTTGTTTTATCACAAAATAATTGACAGTAAAAACCCTAGAAAGGGTATACAAGAATTAAGATATATTGATCCTACTAAAATTAAAAAAGTAAGGGAAGTTAAGAAAAGTATAGACAAAAAAACTTCAATACAGATGACTGAAAAAATTGAAGAGTACTATGTCTATAATGAAAAAGGATTAGCATCAGCTGGAACTTCTGGTTCTAATCAAGGGTTAAGAATTGCAGTAGATTCGATTTCGTATTGCCCATCTGGTTTGATTGATGGCAACAGTGGTCGAGTCCTTTCATATTTACACAAAGCAATCAAACCTGTTAACCAACTTAGAATGATTGAAGATGCGTTAGTTATCTATCGCATATCAAGAGCGCCAGAAAGACGCATATTCTATATTGATGTTGGTAATCTACCAAAGATTAAAGCAGAACAATATCTCAAAGATGTTATGAATCGTTATCGTAACAAGTTAGTATACGATGCATCTACTGGTGAAATCAGAGATGACCGAAATCACATGTCCATGTTGGAAGATTTTTGGTTGCCTCGTAGAGAGGGTGGTCGAGGTACAGAGATTACAACTTTGCCTGGCGGTTCTAATCTAGGAGAGATTGATGACATTCAATATTTTCAAAAGAAACTTTACAAGTCTTTAAATGTTCCAATATCTCGTATGGATTCTGAAGCTGGATTTTCTTTAGGTAGAGCATCAGAGATAACAAGAGATGAATTAAAATTTACTAAATTTGTGCAACGTATTCGTAAGAAGTTTGTTCCTTTATTTACAGATATTCTTAAAACACAACTTTTATTAAAGGGTGTTATTGCACCAGAAGACTGGCCTTCAATACAAGAACATGTTCAATATGATTTCTTACAAGATGGTCACTTTGCAGAACTTAAAGATGCAGAACTTCTCAACGACAGAATACAAGCACTTGACGGCATACAATCATATATCGGTACTTTCTTTAGTAAAGAATATGTATTAAAGAAAGTCTTGCGTATGAATGATGCAGAAATTTCTGATATGAATGATCAGATTAGGAAAGAACGCGATACCGATCCTATGGACGGTGGTATTGATGTTCCTGATGGTGGTGACGGCATTACTCGTTATCCACAAGATGGCACTGGTGGTATAGTAACTCCAGAAGATATGCCTGACTATGAAGACCCAGAACATGATGGCAAACCAGACGATAGCCATAAATTTGAAAAAGGAGAGAAATAATGAGTAGAGAATTTGTAGACGCAGTTGCGTCAGGAAACAATTTAGGCGCAGAGGAAGTTTTCAAAACTTCAATGGCAACAAAAATTGGAGATTCATTAGAAACTAAACGATCTGAAGTTGCAAAGACATTTGTGCAACAAGCAAAAGACGAAGCTGAAGAAGAAGTAGGTAATGACTAAAAAGTTTGAAAGTGTATATTCATCTGTTGTAGAAAAAGATGAGCATAAGAAGTCTAAGACGTATAAGAAGCTTTCTCCGAAGATGAAGAACGCTGTTGATCAAATTTTTAATAAAATGGATTCTAAACCTTCAGATTTCCTAAATACTTTTGACAAAACTATTACAGACGTATCGAAAAGATTCAAAGTTCGGGAAAAAGACCTTATGAACTATTTCGAAAAAGAGATGTTATCAATTTAGGAGTAGATAATGGCGTACACAACACAAACATTGGTGGATTCAGACTTTGAAACCGTAACCAAGACCACAATTACTGGTACAAACGCAACGGCTACCAAAGTTGTTGACGTTTCAGAACTTGCTGGAGCCGCAACTGACCCCAGAGTTTCTATTGTTGCTTGTCAATGGTCAGTTAGTTCTACTACAGAAATAGAATGGGATGCAACATCAAATGTAACTTGTCTTACGTTAAATGGAACTGGTTCGTACAATGGTGGTGGACAATCATTACCTAGTTTAGCAAACAATGCTGGTTCGGGAATTACAGGTGATATTTTTTTTGAAAATGATGCAGCCTGTGTAGGATTTATAGTTTTAAAAATGAAAAAAATATCTGGTTTTGATAACATCACATAAAGGATAAGGATATGAATACAGTAAAATTATTTTCAGAAGCAGTAGACCACGATGTAGAGTATATCTGTGAAGAAAAAGATGATGGTAAAAAGTCATATAAAATTCGTGGTATCTTTATGCAGGCTGACATTAAAAATCGTAACGGTCGCGTGTATCCTATGGAAGTGCTTCAAAATGAAGTATCAAAATACAACAAGAATTTTATCAAAGAGAATCGTGCATATGGTGAGTTAGGACACCCTGATGGCCCAACAGTCAATCTAGAACGTGTATCACATATGATTACTTCTTTGACACCAGATGGTAAAAATTTTATCGGTGAGGCAAAAATAATGTCAACTCCTATGGGTGAGATTGTTAAAAGTCTTATGGATGAAGGTGCAAAACTAGGTGTTTCCTCTAGAGGAATGGGTAGTTTAAATCAAAAAAATGGTGCGAACTATGTTCGTGACGATTTTTATCTTGCAACAGCCGCAGATATTGTTGCTGATCCTTCCGCACCAAATGCTTTCGTAGAAGGTATTATGGAAGGTAAAGAGTGGGTTTGGAAACATGGCGCACTTTTAGAAGCGGAGTTAGAGGACTTGAAACAACAATTTGATGTGGTTGAAGAAAAGAGAAACCACGCACAGGAAGCTTTGGAATTCGCAAAGTTCCTCAAAAGTTTATAATTTATAAATATAAATACAGAAAAGGTAAGGAGACACCCTATGTCCGAATTAGATAAAACAATTGAAGAGCTGGAAGTCGAAGTACTTGCAGAACTAGAAGAGGCATCTAAACAGCCTACTGACGGTGCTGCTCCTTCCGCGAAAGCTGAAAAAATTGATGCAGTCACACCTGGCGGTGAAGTAGAAGACGGAGGGGCGGCAGTAGTTGACCCTGAAGCTAAATCTTCTCCAACAGACGTTGCATCTAAGAAAGCAAAAGAAGTTAAAGGTGATGCACAACAAAAAGGTGCAGGCAAGGCAGACAAACCAGAAAAACTAGCAGCTAGTCACGAACCAGAAGGTGAAGAGGTTATTTCAGAAATGGAAATGCCTAAGACTAAGAAAGAAATGTTGCAAGCAATGGTTAACAAGATGGAAATGATGAAGGCTGGAGATTTAAAATCTCAGTACGAAAACATCATGGCCGCGATGCAAGCAGAAAAAGCAGAACCTACTGAAGAAGAATTAGAAAAAGCAGAAGCAGTTGAAGCACGAATCAAAGACATCAACGTAAAAGAAGATGTACAAGCTTTGATGAACGCTGATGACAGTCTTTCTGAAGACTTCAAGGTTAAGGCAGCTACAATATTTGAAGCTGCGGTTAAATCTAAAGTACGTTCAGAAATTGAACGTATTCATGAAGAAGTTGGTTCTGAGAAAGAAACTGAAATAGAGACTTTCAAAGAAGAACTTACAGAGAAAGTTGATACTTATCTCAACTACGTTGTAGAAGAATGGACTAAAGAGAACGAGTTGGCAATTGAACGCGGTTTGAAGGGCGAAATTGCAGAAGACTTTATCTCTGGACTGAAACAGTTGTTTGAAGATCACTACATTGATGTGCCTAACGAGAAGTATGACGTTCTTGAAGCACAATCTGAAAGAATTTCTGAATTAGAAGATAAGTTAAACGAGTCAATTGAGAAAACAGTTGAGTTGGTTAATTCAAACTCTAAACTAGTTCGTGAACAGGTTATATCTGAGGTTTCCGAAGATTTAGCCGACACAGAAATTGAGAAGTTCAAAGGACTTACAGAAGACGTTGATTTTGCAGATGAGGAATCATTTCGAGAAAAACTGAATACTTTGAAGGAAAGTTACTTTCCTAAAAATACTGTAGTCGAACAGACTTTTGATGATGAAGATGGTAGCACTGCTAAGGACATTGATACGACAGATGCGATGAACGCTTATTTGTCGGCAATCAGTCGTAATCAAAAGGCAAGTGCGTAAATTATATTAAACAGATGTATATTAATTAAAGGAGAAACAAATGTTTCAGACAGAACATCTACAAGAAAAGTGGCAGCCAGTCCTAGAGCATCCCGATCTTCCTGAGATCGCCGATCCTTATAAGCGGGCAGTTACTACTCTCATCTTAGAGAACCAAGAAAAAGCTTTAAAAGAAGATAGAGGTTTCCTCGGAGAAACAGCGCCAGTCAACAGTACTGGTGGTGGACAATTCGATACATGGGATCCAATTTTAATATCACTCGTACGGCGTGCAATGCCTAACTTGATTGCATATGACGTATGTGGTGTGCAACCAATGACAGGGCCTACTGGTCTTATCTTTGCAATGCGTTCATCTTTCCTTTCACAAGATGGTGCAGAAGCACTTGTTGACGAGGCATTGCCTGGCCAAACTGGTGCATCTAACCAGAACTCCGCTGGTGATATCGGTGGTGGTGATGTTGGATCAACAGAAACTAACCCTGCTGTTCTTAACGACAGTCCGTCAGCTGGTACTTACACAAGTGCAACAGGTATGACAACTGCTCAGGCAGAAGCATTAGGTGACAGTTCTGACAACGGATTTGCTCAGATGGCATTCTCAATCGAGAAGTCAACTGTGACTGCTGTTAGTCGTGCGTTAAAAGCTGAGTACACAATGGAACTCGCACAAGACCTTAAAGCAATTCATGGTCTTGACGCAGAGACAGAACTTTCTAACATTTTAAGTTCTGAAATCCTCGCAGAAATCAACCGAGAAGTTATTCGCTCGTTGTATGTAACTGCGGTTAAGGGTGCTCAAGTTAACACAACTACTGCTGGTATATTCGACCTTGATACAGATTCAAATGGTCGTTGGTCAGTTGAGAAATTCAAAGGTTTAATGTTCGCAATCGAACGTGATGCCAATGCGATTGGTCAACAGACTCGTAGAGGGAAAGGTAACATGATTATCTGTTCAGCTGATGTTGCTTCTGCACTTCAGATGGCAGGTGTACTTGATTACACTCCTGCTCTATCTAACAACCTAAACGTAGACGACACAACTACCACATTCGCTGGTGTTATGAACGGACGTTACAAAGTATATGTTGATCCATATGCTGCTAACGTAGCTGCATCGCAGTACTATGTTGTTGGTTACAAGGGTACTTCACCTTATGACGCTGGATTCTTCTACTGCCCATACGTTCCACTACAGATGGTTCGTGCGGTTGGTGAAAGTTCTTTCCAACCTAAGATTGGTTTCAAGACACGTTATGGTCTTGCAGCTAATCCATTCGCTGCTGCTGGTGCAGTTGCTGCTGGAGACACAGTTAACACTGATGCTTCTCTTGATGCAAACACCAATGCTTGGTATCGAAGGGTTAAAGTCACAAACCTTATGTAATAAACATAAGAGTTGGGTCAACCAACCTAATATTAAGAAGGGGTCTAAAAGACCCCTTTTTTTTAGCTTTTATTTAAAAAGGGTATTGACTTTATCCAATATAGTGTGTTATAGTATTAATTCAATCGGGAAATCTCGATTGTTAATGTCATGACAAGGAGAAATTATATAATGACTACTATTACTAAAACTGAGAAGGTTCTTAACGCACTAATGGGCGGAGCAGAACTTACTGCAAAACAAATTACATCACGATATGGTGTAAAGAATGTTCGAGCAGTGATGAGCAAACTACGCACTGAGGGATATCCTATATTTCTCAACAAGCGAGTGAGTTCATTTGATGGGGAAACTTACAACAAGTATCGTTTAGGTACTGCACCTCGTTCAGTGATCGCAGCTGGTTATCAGGCATTACGTTCTGCATAACACCATTGTAGTATGGTACGAAGGGGGAACATTAATGTTCCCCCTTTTTTTTGTTATAAATAGTAGTAGTATTAATAAGGAGAGGTATTATGCAATGGACAAAACCAACTTATCAAGATGTTAGATTTGGATTTGAAGTAACAATGTATATTCACAATCGTTAACTATGGCAACATCTCAATCCCCACTAGATAGACAACCAGACAAGTTAGACTACGCAAGTCCAACTCAGTTTAAGTTTGGTATACTTCAGCTTCCTAAAGTTGAATTTTTTACTGTTAGTGCTAACGTGCCAGGCATATCTGGCACGCCAGCAATTTTAAATACACCATTTAAAAATATACCTACAATGGGAGATAAACTTGAATATGAAAATCTTTCAATATCTTTTATTGTAGATGAGTATCTAGAAAACTATCTATCTTTACATAATTGGATAACGGGGATTGGATTTCCTAAGAACAGGGGCCAATTTACAACACATAGAGATGTAACATCAACTACGCCTGCAAGTCAAAGATCAACCAGTTCAGATATTGGAGATGTAGGAAATGCAACGCCAGACAAGTCAATGTATTCTGATGCAAACCTTATGATATTGTCTAATAAAAATAATCCTATCGTAGAGATTAGTTTTGAAGATATTTTTCCAATATCATTGGGTGCGTTAGATTATACACAATCTGCAACTGATGTTGATAATTTAATTGTAAGCGCTGAGTTTGCGTACAAAATATACGAAGTAAAAACTTTATAAATATAACCGAGCAGAAAAGATAACGCTTTAGCAAACTACAATTAAGACTTCGTAGAAAGTCAAGATATACTCAGAGAGTACATCGACTCTGCTCATTTTTGAAGAGAAATAATATAATGAATTTAGACCAATTGAAAGAAGAAGCTAGAAACGATCTTGTGATTACTAATCAAGAGGACTTAGCGTCTGAATCCCTTACTAATCAAAAAATAAAATCAAAATACCTTGACCACAGGTCAAAGTTTCAATTGTTGTTGCAAAAACACAATGGAGACTATCAGCGTTTGTATCGTCAGAAATGGGAATACTATGGTGGTAAAGCTGACGCAAAAGTTTATGCATCTAAACCATTTGACTTAAAGGTTCTTAAAAGTGACCTTGCGATGTACATCACTTCTGACGAAGATATAATTGAACTGATGAACAAAATTGGTTATCTAGAAATTGTTGTAAAATATATTGATGGTGTAATCAAGTCCATTGATAATCGTGGGTGGGATATTAAAAACGCAATAGAGTGGAGAAAGTTTGAAGCTGGAATGATGTAATGAATGTAGATGGTTATATAAAATATTATGAAGGT